CGATATCGCTAAACAAGGCGGTAGGGTATTGGTAGCCGAATTGCGCGAAAAGCGGGTTATCCGCGATGCAATCTCTATGAGGGAGACGGTAACCGTAACATATCGAGATACGACAAAACCCAAATCCACAAAACTTACGCGTACCCGATTTCCAAATAAGGAAGCGGCCTACCGGGAGTTAATAAATAACAGCAATCTTGATTTCGGATCTTGGGAAATTCTCGACGGGGAATACCAGCGCAAAGGTCGGAGCAAGATGGATCCGGCTGAGGGGGTTGAGGGATTCGATTATCTGAACCAAACATTAGGTCTTGAAAAGAAATACGACAAAGATGATCGCATTGTGTCAATGCAGGATTGGTTCGATCGCTACATGGCGGCGTATCATCCAGGCGAGACTAAATGGGAAGCGTTGGAGGATGTGGTTGCCCATATCGCACAGGTCATTCCAGGGTACTCCCCCCCTGAGAGAATAGAGGCGGCAATAACTGAGCGAACAATAGCTCAAGAAGCCTCACACGCGGCTGCGCAGCACGCACAGGAGGCCCAAGAAGCCGAAGACGATGCACAGGCTGAGAGGGACGCCAAACAGGCCGCAGAAGACGCTAATCCAGAAGAGTTGGATTTTTCGTTTGATTTTGGTGCCGAGGAAGATACCCCCGAAGATGCCGAGTCAGATACCCGCGAAGCTATGGCTGAGGCCAAGATTGAGAAAGACGCGGACGCTATTGGTGAGACCGAACAACCGGAGAAGGCCAAACAGAAACCACGTAAGGCAAAAGAGCCCAAAACCAAAGATAACGAACATTATGTGGAACAAGACGGGACACACATTTGGGGTAGTCGTAAGGATCTATCGCGCATCGAAAATATCACGTCGAGTAAGCAGTTGGAAACAATGGCGTATGATGATGCCGTCTATTTGGTGAAGAAAAAGAATCTTGTGCCAGCGCATGATTTACAAACGCTCAAGGGTTTGGGAATGACTCCCGAGGCTGCGAATATGTCTCTCGCTCTTATAGCGTCAATTGTAGCCAAACCGGGTGATAGCAAAGAGGCGAGGGGTCGATATGTGGAGGAGATCCACACCATTTTGGGGTCGTTAACCAACGTCAAAACGCTAGATGATTTCCGCAATATGCTAAGTGAGATGGCAACAAGGCAATACCAAGCCCCCTCATGGGAAACCCTATCGAAAATACAGGCTACGCCTAGTGATGAAGACGTACGCGCGGCGCTTACCTTGGAAATCGAGAAATTAAGGGCTGATGACCCTGGCAGAGAATATCGTTACCGTACGAATTATAACGCTAGAACTACGGAAGTCATTGCGCGTGTTCCTCAACCGTATGATTGTCTGGGTAGGTCTTTTGTTTCGTTCATGCAGCGATCGGGTAAAAAATTCCATGATGCGTTTCGGGAATCTACAGCTATTGAATCCGGGCGTTATGAGTCGGAGGCTACCGATGGTTGGGATTACCTTGAGCGTAGGGGGGATCAAAAGAAAACTGACAGAAAAGCGAAAGCTACTCCTAGGGGTAAGGCCAAATGGTCCGGTAAAAAACGAGTACCGAAAGATGTATCGCGCGAGGGGTTTCAGGTATCGGTACCTAACGCGGATTCTCGCAGGGTCGCCAAAACTTTTGGATTGAAAGATGTTGATTATGGGCAATCGGGGTACATGGGTGAGGCCGATCGCGTATCACATACGATGGCGCTAGAGGGGGCCCTACATGATTTTTCGGAGGTTTCCGGCATTCCTAAAAAGTTGGTTTCGCTGAATGGGCGCTTGGGTATTGGTTTAGGTGCTAGGGGTAGGGGTAACGCCAGTGCCCATTATGAGACGGGCAAATTTGTAATCAATATGACCAAATTTCGAGGGGGCGGGTCGTTAGCGCATGAATGGGGGCATGCCTTGGACAATTTGATCGCTACCATAAACAGGCCTGATAAGGGCGTGGGCGAGAGTGCCTACGTGAGTAAAGCCCCCGGATCTAAGGATTGGCCCGTGGAAGTACGGGAGGCCTACGCCAAGGTGGACGATGCTATTAACAAACATCCCGATCCAAAAAGAGCCGAGGAAGAGCACTGGACTCTTATTGAGAAAACTAACATCGAGAAGGACGATCTGCTAAAGAAAAACAACAGTTTAGTTGCGGAACACAACCAGTTGCAGCGCAAAGTGAAGCCCGATGATGCGTTAAGAGTTATCGAGAGATCTGAAAAGGAAACTATCCCTAGGCGCAACGAGCAAATAAAAGAATACCTTGCTTTGGCGAAAACTTCTAAGGGCGGTAAATTGGGAAAATACGAAGCGCGCCAATTGGAGTTCGCAAGGTCGGCAATCAAAGAGACAAAAGATCGGGTTGCGGGTCTTAAATCCGGTGAGCTTATACGCACGGAAGGCGATAGCGTGCGTATGGAGGCTATTTCTGCGGAAGTGGAAGATTTGAGAATGCCCATAAATCGCCTAGACAGCCAGGTGAATGCTTTAAGGCGCTTAGATCCTACGACTTCTCGATTTGCCAAGGATGGTGATATTTTGAGTAAGGGTTATTGGGGTACGCCCGAGGAGAAATTCGCACGCGCATTTGAGTCATTTATCGAGGATGAATTAGCTTCGAAAAGCCGGACTTCCACATATTTAGTATCGGGGACTGCCGACACCTATAATACGGGCAAGGTATCCCCCCATGGCGGCTACGCTCAACCATACCCACAAGGTGAGGAGCGAGTGACGATTGCTAAAGCTATGCGTGAATTTCTCGAAGTGATAAAAGATCAAGGCCAGTTGGAAAAGGCGTCTAAATTTTTAGATGATTTCACGAAACGGGAATCGGAATTGTTCGTGCTTCCCCTCAGGGGTTTGATCTGAATGCGTTGCCCGCAATGCAAAAATAAACTGATACGCACGATAGGGTCGGATACCGAGATCCGACCGGGCGGCAAAATGCTGTTACTGAGTGACGGTACATGCCGAACCAAATGCCATTGGTGTAAAACCGATGTAATTTTACCTATCAGTTTGAAATTCCATACCAAAATCCCAGTTGAAAGATTCACGGTAAGAACCAAAGGTTGACCTGTTTGTGGAAAATAGCTACGGTTTGGCAGTAACGTAAGGTTCGAGAGTCGGACCGGGCCCGTTGGAAAATAGTTTCCGTTAGGGGCGAGCGTGTTTGGGTAACTCCCAGCATGCTCGCCCCTTTTTTTTATGGGGTAACGATAATGGCACGACATATACCGTTCGAGTTTGAGGTGCCTGTTTCGTTTTTCGAAAAAGCCAATGCCCCTAAAGGTCAGCAACGGCGCGTGGGCGGGATTATCTCCACCGAGCTACCCGATATGCAGGGTGAAACAGTTTTGGCTAGTGGTTTGGATCTCAATTACTTCAAGACCAACGGCTGGCTAAATGACAATCACGCAAAAGGTATGGGCGGTGTTGTCGGTTATCCAGATCCCGACGGAGTTAAGCAGTTTAAAAAAGGCGAAACCCTACCAAACGGCGAAGCCGCAAAAGCAAATGGGATTTGGTCCGAGGGGTACATTCTTAACAACAAGTCCGGAAATGACGTTTGGGAATTGGCCGAGTCACTAAAGGATACCGGACGGCAGTTGGGCTATTCGGTGGAAGGCAAAGTTACCCGCAGAGCTGGCCCTAAAACGATTGCGCGTAAGTTGCCCGACGGCACTACCACAATGTTGGGTAGTCGTGTCGTAAATGCCATTGTTCGTAATGTTGCGATTACGCATTGTCCCGTTAACGATTCAACGGGTTTGGAAATTCTTGCCAAATCAATGTTGGCCGCGAAACTTGCCGATCCAGATGATGTGGAAATCCGATTGGATCGATTAGAAAAAGCCTTAACGGTAGGCACGCCTACTACTCCGGGCGTCGCTCCGGTTGGCCCGGTTACGGGGGAAGGCGCGGGACAAATTCTTTCCCCCGAGAGTCTTGATCAAGATCGACCCCCAAAAAAGAAAAAGAAAAAGAAAAAGAGCCGTTTGGTGATCGAGGATTTCAAAAAGTCGTTGTCTTATAACGAGGCGGTGGATTTTGTGATGCAATCCAGGCCCCACCTAGATCGAGATACCGCTTTGCGGATCGTAAATGTGACCCAAACCCTAAAACGAAAAAATCGATTGTGAGGCTTTAATGGCGAACGTACCAAAGAATAAGACCGACGGAGAAGAGGAAGAAGAAGAAGATACTGGGGACGTTGAAGAAGAAGAAGAAGAAGAGGAAACCGAAGATTCTGAGGATGAGTCCGAAGAAGATGAAACCAAAAAGGGGTGCAAGATGAGCAAAACCGCGAATACGCCAATCACAGGGGATGATCTCCAAAAGAGTCTCGATCATTTGGAGGAGATTTCTCACGCCGATGTGGAGGTTAGCCGTAAGGATGATCTGTTGTCAAAAGCCTCGGCTGAGGAGTTGACCGCTGGTGAGCGTGGTGAGTTGTTTGACTTGCTTGGTGGTACTCCCGCGGCTGTGACTGCTCAAGACACTCCCGCAGATACAATCGTCAAGGGGTTGTCCGAGAATTCTGAATTATCGGATGCTTTGGACGTGTCTGATTATCTCAGAGAGCAACACACTGAGATGGTTAAAAGCCTATCTGCCGTTGGTGACGAAATCACAAAGAGTGACAATCGCCGAATGGAGTTTGATCTTGTAATGGCCAAGGCCCTTCACGATGTGGGGAGCATGGTCAAATCCTTGAGCGAGTCGTTTGAGGATGCGCTCAACAAACCCGCACGCGCCCCGAAAAGTCGTGGCGTACAAGGCGGCGCAGATCCGTTGAAAAAGAGTTTTGCGAATCAAGAGGCAAATGAAGGCGGTATGGACCGCGCATCGGTGTTGGCGGCTATGGACGGTCTCATGGAAAAATCCATGGAGTCAGGCACCACGGGCCACCTTAACAGTGGTGAAGACATTGTGCTTGCTATCTCGAAGTACGAGCAAACCAGCATGATCTCTCCGACCATGGTTGAGGCGATCCGTAATCACAGAGCAGGGAACGTGGCCCACTAGGGTCGGCGTTTAGTTGAAGTAAAAAACACATTGACCCTAGCAGGAGAACGAAGATGAGTGGTGATTTTGTATCATGGGGAGATTACGAAGCCGTTGAGGGTATGGGACTCCATACACAAAACGATCTGAATGACTTGAGCAAGGCTTTGCTTGTCGGCAACGAGCAAAATCCACCGTCGGCTATTGTTTCCGGGGATGGATTCGCGCTTAGAACCGAATCACTTGAAAAAACGCTTAAGAACGTCACGTACAAGATGGAAAACGTGAAATTCTGGCGGCAAATCACGAAGAAAGCCGCGTACAACACCTCAGAGGAGTACAATTCGCTGCTTTCGTACGGTGAGAATCCTGATGCTGGCTGGATCGCAGAAGGCGCTTTGCCGAATGAAGATGACTCGACTTACGAGCGCAAAATTTCAACGGTGAAATTTTTGGGAACAACTCGACGTGTTTCCCACGTTGCCCAAACGATCCGACCGGCACACGGGAACATCTTGGCTCAAGAGGGCGTGAACGGTACGATGCACCTCCTCAAAATTATTGAGCGTGCTTTGTTCTTTGCCCGTTCAGATCTTTCGGCGTTGCAGTTTGATGGTTTCGAGAAGTTGATCGAAGACAATGCCCCTTCAACCAACATCATCGACATGAGGGGCAAGCCTCTTACCGAGGATGTGCTTACCGACGGCGCTTTGATCGCGCAGGATCAGCCGAACTACGGCCAAGTTACTGACCTTTTTTGTACGCCTACCGCGAAAAGCGATTTGGTCAAGGCATTTTTTCCCAAGGAAAGGGTAGATCTCTTCTCCAAACCATCCAATGGGTTGGTCGGTATGGATATCAAAGGGTTCACGTCTCCCGCGGGCGATGTGCGGATCCAATCGGATGTTTTCATTGATGACGGCGGTTCTCCGACGGCAGCAATTATTGGCGAGGCGGCCAAGGTACCTTCAACTCCCACCATTTCCACGGCAGCGACTTCTCCTGTAGATTCCACCGCGCAATTCGTTGCCGCGGATGCAGGCGATTACTTCTACAAAATTGTTGCCTGTAACCGTTTTGGGCGAGCCGCGGCTATCGATCTTGTGGCAGGTCCAACGGCAGTTACCGTAGCGGCTGGCGACAAGGTTACTTTCGGGATCACCCCCGGCGGCGTATTGCCGGAATGGTGGGAGGTTTATCGGACCAAGAAAGACGCAGCGGTCGGTACTACTCGCTTGATTCTTCGAGTTCCTCATTCCACCGTGGCAGCCGAGTTGGTGATCAACGATACCAATGCCTATTTGCCAGGCACCACAACCTCATTCCTGTTGCAGCAAAATGAGGAGTCGATGATCGTAAAACAGCTCGCACCTATGATTAAGGTGCCCTTAGCGACAATTGACAGTAGCATTCGCTTTATGTTGCTTTGCTATATGGTTCCCCAACTTTTCACTCCAGGAAAAAATATCCTGTATCAAAATGTCGGTCGGGCTATTGGATCCGTCGGTAGTTGAATCAAGTAACCGAATGGTTGACTTGATCCCAAGTTAACTATTTGGTTGAGACCTTTAGGGGGGAGGGTAAAACCTCCCCCCAATTTTTCGAAGTAACCTTTTTGAGGAGAGCGGGACACATTATGAAATTGAGAAACAGTATTTTGGCAAAGAGAAACACACGCGTGCTTGTTAACGGCACTATCTATCATATCGGTATGGACCAAGTGATTTATGATCCGAAAACTGGGGATCATATAGAAATCCCTAAAGCCGATGCCGCGAAATTGATGTCCAACGAATCAGTTTGGCATGTGGTCGGTGTCGGTCAACCTAAAGTTGATCCCCAAGCCCCCAAGGGGATGCAGTTGATCGGAAACGACGGCGTTGTAGTGGCTAAGACC